GAGGGCACGGTCACTTTAGACCAGGCCCTAGTGGATGACATGGACCTCGATGATGTCATCACTGCCGACTACACGCACCGTCTACCAGAGGCTGTGCGCGACGCGACAGCGGTGATCACCACCGACCTGATGGGCGCAACCAACATTGTCGGCGCTGGCCTGCTTGGGCTCACCGGCATCAAGGCCGAGGAGATCGAGCTCCGCCAGGATTCCAAGTCCAATGTAGTCAGTGGTGAGATCAATGAGCGGGCCAAAGACCTGCTCAACGCCTACCGAGAACTGCACTGGGGATGAGCACTCCACTCATCTCCTCCAATCTGCTCAAGAGCCTGCGCAAGGTCGCCAACCGTGGCCTGCAGACAGAAGTGACGCTGATGCAGCGTCAGGCAGTCGAAGAGAACCCATACGGTGATGACACCGAAGAGTGGGTCACGATGGGCGAGTTCATGGGCTGGATGAAGGGACTCAGCACGATGCGCGCCAGAATCACAGGCGCTGACGATGTAGTCGGGTCGGTTGGGGTCTTCCGCCTTCACCTGGAATCCAAGGTTGTCATCAACACTGGCGACATGGTCGTCGCTGATGGCTTGGAGTACACGGTTCAGGACGCCAACCTGGAGAACACCTACCGGGTGTACACCACAGCTATCTTGCGTCGGAGGCAGTGATGACACTTGACACAGAGGGTGTTTTTGATCGCATGGTCCTCATGTTGATGAACCGTACCGAACGCCTTGCTGAGACAATCGCCTGGGAGGCAAAGGCGAGGTGCCCTGTGCGGCGGCCATCTGGGGGACGCAGGCCCAGGGCAGTCGCGTTTGTGCCTGGAGGGCGGTATCAATTCGGCCAGGTATCGCTCTCGGCTCGCCGAATCAGTAAGGCAGCCGCCAGGATAGGTATCAACCTTGGGGATTCTCAGGCGGCTCGCCTTCGCAAATATGGCAAGACACTAGAGATCATCGAGGTAAAGAAGCGCCGCAAGAGTGGGCAGGAGAATGTCAAGGTACCGCGCCTGCGTACCTACTCTGAGCGCAACCCGGTTGAGCAGATTGGCTTTACCTATTCGGCCAAGCGAATGGCTAAGCGGGAGGCCGACAGGGCGCAGCTAAGGGCAAGTAGGTCCAAGGGAGACTTCCGCCGAGCGATTGACGCGAACGAAGCTAAGCCGGGCGCGTTACGGGCCAGTATTCATGTCATGCCTGCCCATGTGGGTAGCACAATCAAGTTCGAGATCATTGCCGACGCTAGGCGGCCAGATGGCAAGTCGTATGCGCGGTATGTTGAATTTCCGACCAGCGATACAGCAGCGCAGCCGTTTCTGCTTCCTGCCTTGATGAACGGCAAGGCTAGGGCGAAACGGATACTGCTGGGCGGAGACTGGTAAGCAGTGGTTAGAACAACCGTTGCGCCAATTCAGAGGGCACTCGTGCAGCAACTTCGGTCAAACTCTGAGCTAAAGACAGGGTTGACAGGGGGCATGCACGAGGGCGTAGCACCGCTGGATACGGGTTATCCCTGGCTGGTTTATTCGTTGCACTATGCCCCAGCATTTGAGGCGTGGGGCTCAACGATATTGCAGGCCGGGTTTGACATCTTTGTATTCAGTCGCGGCCAGGTCGAGGCCCGTAACCTCGACCAGCTCGTTGTAGATGCGCTGCATGACGCGGCGCTATCAGTGGACGGGCAATCAACGCTCTTTTGCCGCCGCACCGAGGATTTGTCGTCCGTCGATGTTGATGGCGAGGGCCAGAAGGTCTACCAGGTCGGTGGGATCTACGAGATCTGGACCGACCAGACCTGATAACCCTGAAAGGGGAAAGTCTCAGTGGCTAACAGCGGCACTAAGCTACACGGCAAGAACGGCGCCATTTACCTGGGCGCAGCAAAGGGCAGCGGCGGAATCAAGATTGCGACCAAGACGGAGTGGACGCTCCAGCGCAACCGTGACTACGTCGATGCCACCACGTTCGGTGATACAAACCGAACCTATCTCGCCGGTCTGCCCAACGTGCAGGGGACCTTCGCTGGTCTGCTGGACGTGTCAGGCGACCTGCTCCTCAATGCGGCGACATCAGATGTCACGCAGATCTATCTGTACGCTGATGACGGCGACACGCCGATCCTCGTGGCCAATGGGCCAGGCTTCATCGACGGAACGGTGAATGCCAGCGTGACGGATGCCATCCGGTACACGGGCGAGTTCCGTGCCCAGGGCTCCTGGACAATCTTCGGCTAAACCACTAGGGCGGGCGGGGCGTGATTGCTTCCTCCTTCGCGCCCCGCTCTTTCCTTCATCACTAACCTTCCAATTGAAGGGGTGCCATGGTTCAAGGCATGATCGTCAACTCTTTTACAGGACGCGACGGTGAGATAACTATCCCCGGCCTCGGTGCCGTGGTGGGCATCATGCATAAGTGGACATTGCAACGGTCTGAAGAGCGCACGTCGGGTACTCCGAAGTGGACTCTTCAGGCCGTTTTGTCGTATGTCAACCCAAGCCTGATGGCCAATGACCTCATAGAGAAGAGCTTCACATGTGTGCTAAACAAGACGACCAAAATCAAGTTGTGCGAATACACGAGTATCAAGCTCGAAGGAACGCAACTGGTCGTAGAAGGAGTGGTTCAGTGTCAGTGAAATCTGCCACCGCGCGGGAGCAATTGGAGTTCCCGTTCGAGCAGCGCACAATCGACGTAGCGGGTCATAGTTTCACGTTTCGTGAGTTGTCAGTGCAGGAGAATGACGACTGCGCCGACTCGTCAAAGGACCCTGATGGAAGGATCAATGGCCGCACGATGGTGCGCTTGATGATCATCGCCAGCTCAATCGAGCCTAAGCTGACGCCCAAGATCCTGGGGACCTTGCCGCAGCGGGTCTACGCCAAGATCTACGACATAGTAAACGACCTCAACGACCCCGACTCGCTTGGCAAGAACAAGGACATCGAGGTTGATGACGAGGGAAACGCTTAGAGCCGTTCGATATGCTGCGGATGGAGATCGCGCGGCTCTTCGGCGTTCTTCCTCACGAGTTGCTCCGCCTTCCGCTCTCTGAATTCCGTCTCCTGGCGCGGTATTACCGCTCCTATAGGAGAAGAATGGAGGGGGACCCTGACTCAGGACCTGGGCCAGGGGACACAGTGTTGGAGTAGTACATGGCTGAAACAGACTCGATTGGCTCCATAAGGGCCATCCTTGAGCTAGAGATTGGGCAGGCCAGTGAAGACCTTACCAAGTTCTTCGATCGGCTCAACGCGTTGGTCGCAGAGCCATACGTCGTTACCTTGCGGGTCAACGCTCCTGACGATGACCAACTCAAGCGTCTAAGGACAGCGTCCCACCTCATAGAGAAGATCCAGCAGGCACCGGTTGCGATGGACGCACCTGGCGTTACCGCCCCAGCTCGGGGGCAGGCTGCTGCATTGGCCTCCTCCAACAGGGAGGCCAATTTCGCCGTTGGCGAAGTCAACAAGGCCACTCTGACACAGGGCATTCGTGAAGCGATCAAGGAGGCGTTCGCGGAGCCTATCTCGATCACGTTGCATATCGCCAATCTCGAAGAGATCAAAGGCCAGCTCGGAGGGATGGTCGTCAGGGAACACGCCGCTGGCGCCAGTTCCAGTTATGTGTCGTCGCCCCAAGGTGGAGGGGCCAACTCAGACGTCAGCTCAGCTATGGCCGAGCTGGCGACCGTACTGTCCAGGGGCGCTGGCGCAGCGGTTCATGATGTGGTCACGCTGTGGAACGAGACGGTCAAGAACACTGGGAACGCGCTGTCCGGTGTTGGCATGATCCGAACGTTCGACTCGGCTGCCGAGCAGCTGGTCGAGCTGGTCAGAGTCTCAGGCGCACAGGTGGCAGGAGATCTGGTCACTACCGTCGGTGGCGGCCCGAGGAAGGCACCTACAGTATCGGGGGGCTTTCTGGCTCCTTTTGCCGCATTCAGCCCCGCCCACAGCATGGCTGCGGCTGGGCTGGCGAAAGCAATGCACGATGCAGGGCCAGTTTTCACGTATGCCCATCAAGCATTAGGTGCAGCCAGCGTCCTTCCGCCGCCGCGAGTGCCTGCTGCGGTCGTCCCACAGAAGGAAGCGGCGCCCCCTGCCTCTGCAGCAAGCGCAGAGGCCACAGCCAATACGGCACGCCAGCCAGGAAGGCCCCCCGAATGGGCTCGAACCCCCCAGAACTTGGACATCTCCCATTTTGTGGGTCTTGCTACCACCCCCTACTCGGGCGGTGGCAAGCCAGCTAGGTTTACACGTGGGTGGAGCTACGACACCCAGGGC